ATATCAACCTCTGACATTGTTCGTAACCTCCTAGGGTTTGCTCAGTGTATCTGGTTTGTCGCCTGCTCTGCCATTGTCCTCAGACGGTCAATCTACGGTCATCCCTTAATGAAAAGTGCCGCTTATTTCTTAAGGGTCCACAGGGTCAGGCTGCGGCAGCAACGCAACCGCTTCGGCCCACGGGACCAACTCAATCTCATCGAAGCGTGACGCATCCAGGCGGGCAAAGTTTCCGCCATACAAGCCGTTCGGCACTTCAGAGAGAATCGCTCCCCTAATCATAAATGTGCCGTCAGTGAGGGCCAGCGGCGTGACTCTGAACTGCTCAGGGTTCTCAGCCTGCACGGTGGTGAGCCGGTCAGCCAACTCAGCCGAGAACACGCACGCATACTGCTTGCAGTAGTCATACGGCACAGGCAGGTGCGGTAGCAGGTCTGCGACGGTCTGCGGGTTCTCAGGCAGTGGCAGTGGTTCGTCGATGTCAGGCATTAGATCGCTGCTCCGATTGCGGTGACGTAGGAACTGATGTGGCTGTCCAGTGCGGCGAGGTCCAAGGATGAGCCGATTGAATAGAAGGCGATGGTGTGAGCACTATAGGCAAAAGAACCAGACCCTCTGCGGAAGAGAAGGATGTTGTCGCCAGTTGGCGTTTGGCTCGCAACGCTGGCTGTTGTCTCGGATTCACCGTTTCGTACAACATACTCTCCAGATACACTGCGATTTGCTGCAATAAAACCGGCCGCAGGCAATGATCCTGTATTTGTATTTGCTGCACTTCGATTTCTGCCAAACACGTTGGCGGAGGCTCCTCCAGCCAGCAGGTTGGTGCCAGGCGCTGATACGTCAGCGTTTCCCGATGCTATAAAAACTCCGTTGGCTGCGGCTATCGCAGTAGCATATACGGCATTGTGATTGTCATTCTGCGGGTCCGCTACAGTTCCGCCAAAGTCGCTGTTGTTTGCTACGTTGCTGTCCAGATACAGAGCGTTTCCGTCGCCAGTCAATCCCGATGACCTGTCATAATCTCCAGAAGACCAGCCACCCTGAGCAGTTGGTGCTGGTCCACGCAATGGGACTAACGCTCCAGTAATAGTTCTAGGTCCGCAAAGTAAACAACTGCTGCCAATGGCATCCCATAACCCCTCTGCCTTCAGCCCGCTCACCAGATTGTTGATGGCGACCTTCACTGAGGTTTCAAGGAAAGCCCCGTCGGCCTCCTCTACGGCACGCAAATAGGCAATGGCGTCACGGTCAAAGCCCGTCTCCTCAATGGCTCGCAGATCAGCCATCAGCGTTGACACGCGGGCGTCAAGGGCAGCGAGGCCGGTGGCGGGGTCGGAGCCGAGACTGCTGCCGATGGAGTAGAAGGAGAGGGCGTTGTCCGTGAACACAGTGTCTGCTGTTCCCAACTTAAACAGAGTTGTGTCGCCAGAAGCATTGCCGTCAGATGCTTCATCGACTGCCTCCGTTGAAGATGAGCACCTAAAACTGTATCCCCCTGCATCCTGCCTGCTGACACCAATGAGCCCAACAGCGGCAGGGTCTTCTGAATGGACGTGATAAGCGAGCGTCTTTAGCCTAGCAAAGACTCCAAATCCAGACTGTCGTCCAACAGATACGATGCCCGCCGTAGAGCCACTGTTGGAGTTGCCGAATACGCGGTGAGTTGCAAGGTTGCTAGACGCGGAAACATATGCGGCAACGTGGCAGTCGTTTTGCCCATCAGCGTTGCCTGCCCTGTTGGAGTTGATGTATTTGTTTGTGTTGTCACCCTGTATGCCGACGCCACGGTCATAATCAGTGGCAAGGAACCCGCTGTTCGTCGGCGCAGCCCCCTTCAGCGGCGTCAGCGCACCGGCCAGCGAGTCCCAGCCCGCCATCACGCACGCTGCTTGCAGATCGGTATATATCCCGTCCTCTTTCAGACCCTTTACGAAGCGGTCTATGGCCGTAATGCGCGCCTTTAGGGTCATTCCAGTGATCCTCCTGCTTCGTAGCCGCGCACAATGTAGTCGATGGTGTCAGGGTCCAGGCCGCTCGGATTCTCGCCAACGAGCAAGGCGAACTTCAGCCGGTTGATGAGGTTGGTGACGGCAGTATCTAAGTCTTCCAGCGAGAGCGAGGTTCCGATGGAGTAGAAGGCGATGGTGGCGTCAGATGTGTCCAAACTTCCGTCAGTGTCGTTTCTAGCGAAAACGTAGTTGCTTAGTGACGATGGAGACACAGACACTTGACTGCCTTCATACTCGTTATTACCAAGCCTCGCTACCTGCGTGCCTGCGCTGCTGCGTGTTACCCCAACAAACGCTTGGTTCCCGCTATAGTCATCGGTGGTTACAAAGTTGTCGCTTGACGCATTGCAAAGAAAGTGCGGCGGGCCCAATCGCCAGTAAAGTTGATTTGCAGAAGTTGGAGTCGCATTCCTATCGATGCTGCCAATAAAAGCCCGATTGTTTGTGGTTGCAGAAGTGACAAGCACAGAAAGGTGTCTGTCGTTCTGCAAGTCATCATCACTCGCTCGCCCGCTGTCAATGTAACTCGTCCCATCCCCTGTGAGCCCAGCGGTTCGGCTGTAATCGCCCTCCACAAATCCATCAGCGACGTTCGTCGGAGCATCAATCACCTCTCGGATGGAGAGGGATTCTATGGTGACTGAGGTGGGGGCGAGAGTGCCGTTAATTATAAACACAACACCTCCTGCGCCTGATGCGTTTAGCGTTGCAGAAAATGTTCCGTCACCGTTGATTGCGGCAAGGTCGCCACTTGCCCCTGCCCTTACAAAATTAACATGCGATACGTCGCCTGTCAGCCGTCCAGATATAGCGTATTGCTTACCGGACGGCATGTCTGCGTAATAGAAGCGGAATCTCGGGTAAGAGACGCTGCCGCCGACAGTGGGCGACGACATGGTTCTGGTGGCTGCATCCCATTCGCCAGCAGAGCCACTGAGGTCGCTAATCTCTGGCGTTGGCAGGTTGTCGATGTCAACGAGTTCCGGCCCCTCGTTCTTCAGCGGAACCAACGCACCGGCGAGCGTCCTCGCACCGGCGAGTACGCAGGATGCGCGGATGGAGTCCCACACGCCCAGAGCCTTACTGTCCCTGACGAACGCATCTACGGCTACGGCAACGCCCGTCTCAACGCCTGCACCGTCAGCGGTTGCCATGCGTGACAGGTAGTCCAGTGCATCGCTGTCGGTGGGCAGGGGCTGCGAGCCGATACCGGGATACCCGCCAGCGTATGGGTGATCGTAGGGGAGGCGACTTGCTAGGCTCATACGCTATAACTCCAGGCGATCTGACCTTCCAGTAGTTCGCGGTTGCCTGTTTGATCTGTATCGTAGTAAAGTAATTCTGAAAGTTTCCCTGCTAGCATATTTGGTACAATACCTAGCACAGACGAGCCGATCAGTACGGGAGCGGTGACGGAAGCAATAACGCCTGTAGAAGACGAACTCAGAGTTAACGCGCCGCCATTTATATGAACCGTTGAAGCACTGGCACTAAGTATTACAGAAACAGACCTAAGATCAGAACCATTTGCTATCGGCCCGATGGCGCGCGGAGCGTTTCCTGCATCATATCCGCTTCCGAAGGCGACGAAATCACCAAGGGACCAGTCTGCGAGGGACGCCGCCGGGAGATATAAGACAACGCCTTTAGTAAGTGCAGTTGCGGATGCGTATCCATGCGAAAAAATGCAATCGTAGTTACCTGAAACGTGCCAAGAATTGGCTTTTACAACGGCAAAAACTGAGGCAGCCAAACCTGTTGCAAAAGACCCTGTAGAAAGTTCGTCGCCGGCTCCATCAAATAACAACGCTGGCTTGCCATCCTCCGTTAAGACGACGCCGCTGCCCACAATCTGCGGCTGCGAACCAGCGGTGCTTTGGCTGGCGTGTCTCGCGTTGCCAGACTGATCCCACCACTGCTTTACGAACCCATCGCCCGCACCACAGAACGCAGCAAGCGTCCCATCGGCCACCTCTGCTGCCGTGAAGTCTTCCTCCGCGTCGTCGCTGCTGCGCCGCACCGTGACGACGGGATCAGCGTATGACCGGCTCAGAGAGCGAAGGCTGTATGCGGCTGCGGCTCCCGGCACTAAGTCCAGAAGACCCGGCGTCTTGCGAGGAACCAGCAGTCGATTGTTCATCGGGCTCATCGGGAGCGTCCGTAGAGTAGTGATTTGCGGCTAGCCTATCATAATCATTGACGCAAACGCTGCTGCGATTGCGATTGCCG